TAAGAAATAGAAATGAATCAGTTAATTCTTTTCCTGTTAAGTGGTGATAATAATATGCACCCATAATCTGAGAACCAAAAGATACTCTTTTACCATTTGATTTCCAATATTTGCCTGTCTTTTTTACTCCTGTAAAAGAATGTTGATGTTCTCCAGAAGATAAAGGTTTTTCATCAAATAGATGATATGTTTGTTTACAATTTGTACAATACACATGGAATCTTTCTTCTTTGTATGAACTACGTTTTATGATTTCATTTATATCAATATCACCATTCAATACATTATTATATTTTTCTTGTAGATAATCTAATATTTCTTTTTTTGTTTTACCTTCAACCCACATTTTTAATGTAGTTATCTGAACATCTTTGGCTAACTTAGTTTCAGATATTCTTTTAGCCGTAAATCCAGTCATAAAAAATTCATCTTCATCAAGATACTCTCCATCTTTCCATGTAATTAATCCTGCATTTCTATTCTTAGTTGCACCAACGCCTAAACTTTTAAAATACTTTTCAAACTCAAGAGTAACAGGGTGCTCTTCTAAACCAAGAACATTCGGAAATATTTTCCTAACTTCTTCATTAAGATAATCTACTGTTTCTTGAGCCTTCTCAAGAGAATCAATTTGAACGTAAATTGAATCTGTATGTCCATAAACTACTTTCATGTTTGATTCTCCTTTCTTTTTAGATATTGCTTACGATTACTTTCTTTAATCTTATCTTTATTCGCTTCACGATATTTACGTTTTCGCTCTATTTGTGCTTCTTGATTTTCGTAATAATGCTTTTTCTTATTTGTAAGTATTCTATCTTTATTCTTCTGATAATACTTTCTATAATCAGAACTTCTTCTTTCTTTAATACAATTATCGCAAAATCTCTTTTGAGGTATATATGCAAAGTATTTATCACAAGTTTCACACTTAGTTATCTCTTTATCTTCAATGCGACTTTCTAAGATATTTTGAACAATATCCTCATTCATAATTCTCTCACCTTAAATGCCGCTTCTCTAATTGCTTCTCTTGAACTAGCAGTAATGCTAGCCGCCATATCAATGTCTGCCCATCCAAAACCTTGATTTCCAATAATACCATAGAAAGAAGCCATTAATCTTTTTACTGCTAATTGATTATTATTCCACTTAGCATACTCTTCTTTAGTCTGAGCATTCTTCATATTCTTTTTATATTCATTACGAAGTTTCTTTAATTCCATTACAGACTTAGGTAATAAACCTAGTTTGTCTGTTTTATAATATAACATCTTAGTAGAAGATACCGGAGAGAAATCTCTAGGAGTATGAATATTAACTGCAAATTCAGTTGGTTCAGCAGATTTAGTTTCCCATGATATATTTCTTGCTATCATCATTGAAGGATATAGACCTGCGAAATCAAATGCGGCAACATTAAAATGTAATCCATTAGTTTCTTCTGTAGTAGGATTATAAATTAATGCCCCTTCATAATCTCCTTCATACTTATTTCCACCAGTTAATACTTTCCAAGAAGCATTGCGAGTAAAATAAATTGAAGCCATGTGTGTCGCATGAAAACACGCTTCAAAAGGTGCTTTCAATATTCTTTGTAAAGAAATCATTGCTTCTGTTAGGTTATTAGTTTCATCTATCTTCCTAATTAAATCAACATCTATTAAAGCATATTCTAAATAGGTATCTGTATCTTCTAACCATGCTCTTCTAAAGAACTCATTTTTCTCTGGAAACTTTTCACTAACTAATTTCTTATTACCCAATATAGTTTCAGAAACATAATCAAGAGATAATGTAGGTAATGTTCCTCTTTGGGAATCAATCCATTGTCTTTCAAATGCTACATCTAAACTAACTACTATTCTCCCTTTTATTGGTTGTTCTTTAGGGCCATAGAAATCTCTATTAAATTTAGATTCTGTTGAGCCATATTTAAAATTAGATACTTCATAAACAGGAGACAGTAATCTAGCATCTACATTATTAGTCGCACAACGATTTAATAGTTGAGGTAAATCGAATCTATTACCAAACCATGCGATTAACATATCAGGGTCTTTAGCCGCACATTGAGTTACAAAAGTTCTTAGTAAGACTTCTTCACTATCAAATGTTATTAACTTAATGTCTAAACCATCTATTAGAGGAGCATTAGCAACATGAGAATCTTTGTTAGGAAACCAAGCATAAATAGTATATTCATCATCAAAGGTATCATAGAAAACAATACAAGTTATTTTTCCATCATGTTCTCCACCTTGCATCCATTCCATATCCCAATACCATTTTCTCATTTCATATTCAGGGTATGGATGATTTTCTTTAAATCTATCAATAGACGCTTTGTAATGATACTGCACATCTGCCTCATAAGTTTGAGTAGAATAGTTATCCACTAATTCTTTAGCAATTACTTTAATATTATTAGGATGCCTACACTTTACTTTAGTTAGGTTTCTACCTTCTAAATCTAACCAATCTCCTTCTTCATATTCTAAAGAGTATACTTTACTATTATTCCATTTATCATTTTTAACTATCCTTTCTGGCTTGAAAGCATCTTGACGAACATAAAAATAAGGTGGGTAATCTGAATGTGTTACCATTTCAGACTCCCGTTCCTTATTTTCATTTCTCCAAGCAAAATATATACCATTATTTGTATTAGAAATTATCATTGTATCATCTCATCTAGGATTATATCTAGGTGCTTTTATTAGTTTACCATTGGAAGTAATGATTAATACTGGAAAATCATCTTTCAGATATAATATAACTGGGCCACTTAATATGTTATTAAACGCTCCAGCGATTTCCACAGTTGCTTCTTCACCTTCAATTGATACTGTATCTAAACCGACTGCAATGTTTTCATTATTAACAGAAGGACTGCTAATGATAAAAGATTCAATATTTGAATCTAGTTTGAAAACCCCAGTGTTAGATACTTCACACGTCTTAAACGCATCTATCAATATATCAGAATTTACTACTACTCTCGATTCAAAGGCTACTTTGTTTTTACCGAAAGTAGGCATTTGCCCGTCTTCTGGCAATTCAATACCTGCAACCATATTTATCATTTCAAAATGAGGATGCTCAATAACCTTTGAAATAGTAGCCGTTTTATTTTCACAACTTAAGTGAATATTATCACTCACAGTAATTGTTACATTACCTTTAAATGCTTTAAGATAACTTGAAATCTTAGGTATATCTAAGAAACAAAAACCTATATCTGATATTGTAAGGTTATCCCCAGAAGGGATAGTTAGACTACAAGCAGTTGTATCATTTGCATTTAATATACTAATGCTACTATTTGTTTCAGCCTTCATTACTGCAATATCAGAAATTGATTTTGTTTTTGTTCCCGCCCCATCGGGATATTTACCTTTTAATAAAACTGCATTTAATGTATCTAATAGTGTTTTGTTATTAATAGTTATTTTCATATTTTACCTTCCCTTAATTCGGGAATACCAAACCATTCATTTTCTCCATTAGTAGAAAATATAGTCCATGTTGTTCCCACTAAATCAGAATTAGTTTTACTTGCGTCTAAGGTTGCTTCATATTTTGAAACGCCCTTATCTTTTATTCTTACAATATGCAACATCTGATTAAATCTTGCAGGTGTTGATTTATGCCAATCAGGAACTTCTCCAACTGGAACAGGATTATAGATATCACCATAGATAGGTTTCATATGTGTAATGAAGAACCTATTGGTTTCTAAATTACAAACCATATCTAAAATTCTATCATTAATTCTATTTCTGATTTTCCAATCCAAAGGATTGACTTTGATAGAATCAGTTTCAAGAATGATTTGTCCTGTTCTCTTATTTGATTTAGCCAAATGACTTCGTAATAAATCTCCTGCACCTTCATACAGTTTATCTACACCATCTAAAATAAACGCTTTTACTTTTTCACCAGACTTAATCATTTCATCAACAAATGTTACAAATGCTAAAGCATTATTCATTGATTCTTCCCAATTAGTAGAACCATCTTTGTTAAGTTCAATAGGCTCAAATATAATTATATTCTCATCATTGTTCCAACAAGAACTCCAAGTCGGTTCAGCACCCTTATCAAAATCTAAGACGGCTATTTTGTAGCCTTCTTCTATTTCTTTATCGGTTCTACAATCTAATGCTAGACCTGTTTTACCAACTTTAGGATTACCTGTAATAGAACAACAAAGGAATGAAGAATCTCTTTCATTTCTTCTCTGAATTTGATTCAGAATCATTTGCTTTCTATCTTCAAAACTAACTTCGTTTGTATCATCATTGTTTGTAGTCCACGACATTTGTATCACCATTAAAATAAGGCAGACTTAATACATCTGCCGTTCCATATTTGCATTTTGCCCATGTAGATAAGATATCATTTAATTGATTTAAATCCACTTTTATGCGGATTTCTTTGTGGGAATTAATGTGAAGTTTTAACCAATAAAGGCCAGTTTCATCATTCATTCTCCAAGTTAGGAATTGAACATCGCTAAATTCAACGGCAAAACTTTGTCCGTGTATAAAATACGATGTTGCTTTCAACCCCTCCTTTTGCACGGGGGTTATTTCAAATGCTATGAAATCACCACCAATCTTCTGTTTCAACAATTTCAATTGCTTCTACAGGTTTACCTCTAGCCTTTTCTACGAATATACCGAATACATTTATGCTACAAGCACCTAATGTACCATCATCCATAGTCTGTTGAGAAGTTCTACCTACTACAACAATATCAGAAGATATACCAAAATCAACGTCAATATGGGAAGGAATCCAACAAGTAGTTCCAAAGTAACTATTTGCTTCAGGGTCAAAAGAACTATGTAAATCTGAAATACTTAGTCTGCCCCTATCACCAGATAGGCTCATAGTACCGACATTACCATCAGTAAAAACGAACCTTTCATTATATGGCTTACTACCATTCATAGAATGAACTCTTTCCAAATCAATGATTGGAGCATAGTTATCTTCACAATACTTCATCAATAATCCTTTCTTACTAACTTCAGACATATCTCTATATTCTTCATCTTCTTCACTTAATGCATCGTTATACATTAAAGAATCAAGAGTTGTTTGCTTAACACCATGAATCTTAGATGCATCACTACTGTTAACTATACAAATAAAATGCACCCATTCAAAAGTCTTTGGTGTAAAAGATTTACTTGCTTCTCCCTTATAATTGAAGAAATATCTTCCAAATTCACCATCAACTTCACCAACAAATATACCTGCTCTTCTAAATTCTTCTTTAGGTAAAGGCTTACCGTAGTTAGCATTAGGGCCACTTGAATAAGCCGCCATTGAATCAAGAGGAATAATCCATTGATTTTCTTCTCTTTCAGATTCCATAGCGGATTCTGGAAGAGTCTCAAGGGTTCTTTCTTGCCTTTCATTCTTATTATATCTAACTACAGTATAAGTTTCATCATCATTCAAAGTAGCCAATGCTACCTTTCCAGATTTCACTGTTGTTTCAGCATCAAGCCAAAATTCTTTCTTTAATCTATCATGCTGAAAAGCCATCATATCTCTTGAATCTTCAAGATAGATAAACATTCCAAGTGCTTTCTTATACCATGAAGCCGAACCGCCACCAGAATTTGTTGGGGTTTCAGGGTCAGAGTTTTGTTGAGCCATCTTTACACTAGCAAAGTAATGTCTCCACAAATTAAGAATGATTAAAGCATCATCATTATTTGATGCATTTAAACCATTCTGATTGCAGATATCTACAACCTTTTCTTTGGCTTCTTCTAAACTCAATCCGAGTTTTTCAGCAGAAGCCATAACTTCTTTATTCAGTCTTTCTATATTTTCATTTTCCATTTTCTCACCTTTTATTGTGTTTGTCCTATTAACCAACTGCATAGAAGTTTAGGGGTTGTAGAACGACTACGCCATTCTGCTTCTCCTATCACCTTTAACAATTGGAATTTTTTTGTGTGCGTCATTTTTGTGTTTAATACTGCGTCATGCAAATTAACACATATTGTTTTCATATCAGTAATTTGATATACCATTGAATGTAATTTATCCAGAGCATCTGTATGTTTATTCTCTAATATCATTTGTATAATTTCTGAATAAGGTTCAAGGCTTTGTTTTGTTACTGTTGATAATGGGCTATCACTGAATATTGACGCTTGTAATTCAGTGATTCCCCTGCGAATATCACCATGTAGCCCCCCTATAAATGCCTCCATCTCGGCAATATCGGGAGTTTCCTGTTTTTCTTGAGATAATATCTGCTCTAAAATAAACCTTATGTTTTCGTCAGATAATCTGTTAAACTGGTAGTTAGCGCATCTTGATTGTAAAGGGTAGATAATCTTGTGCCTTTCATTACAAGTTATGATAAATCTACAGTTATCTGCATACCTTTCCATAATGCGCTTCAATGCATTTTGGGCATCTTTAGTCATCCCATCCATTTCATCTAGTAATATAATTTTGAATGGTGCATCTCCTATTTTTGATGTTGATGCAATTTCTTTAATTTGA